GAAAAAGAGAATGTGTTTATTATATCACACAAACAGGATATGTTAATTGACAAGTTCAGAAGTGTGATTAAATTTGAGAAGGTGAAAAACTTTAGTAAGGTGGCATAGTATGAAATTATATAATCAAAGTGAACGATTTTATGAATTACTGGAAGAGATGAAAAAAACGCACAACGCAAAACGTCATGACTACGCTAGTACAAAAGATGTGTTTGCAAACTTTAGAACTTGCGAGTTGGCAGGCATTCCAGCATGGAAAGGTTGTTGTGTTCGTATTGGTGACAAGTTTAGTCGCATCATGGGATTTGCAAAGAAAGAGAAGTTAGAAGTCAAAGATGAGAGTATCAAAGATACTTTGATTGACATGGCAAACTATGCTTTGATTGCACTTATCTTGTATGAGGAAAGTGAACGTGGGGAAAAGAAGTGAGTTTGAAAGAATACCTAGAGACTTCTATCCAACACCGTACAGTGCAGTAGAACCTCTTATCGCACATCTACCAGAATGGTATACATTTATGGAGCCTTGTGCTGGTGATGGTAGACTAATTGACCATCTAGAGAGTAACGGTGGTAAATGTACACACGCATATGATATCGAACCACAAGACAGTAGGGTTATTCAGTATGATGCTTTGTTATTAGAACAAGTAGAGACACCATATATAATAACGAACCCACCTTGGAATCGTAAGATATTACACCCCATGATTGAAAGATTTTCTGCGATGGCACCAACTTGGTTGTTGTTTGATTCGGATTGGATGCATACAAAACAATCTGTTCCCTACTTGACAATGTTGAAAAAAGTTGTTAGTATAGGTAGAGTAAAGTGGATTGAGGGAAGTTCAAGTGTTGGAAAAGACAATTGCTGTTGGTATTTGTTTGAAAACACCCCACAAGTCAAACCTATTGAGTTTTGGGGCAGAAATTAATCAAAAAAAGTTCTGAAAACATCTTGACTTTGTTCTAAAAACAGGTTATAGTATATACATAATCAAAGAAATGAGGAGATTAGATTATGGCACACGAACTTGAAATTGTAAACGGAAACGCTCAGATGGCATATGTCGGTGACGTTCCATGGCATGGACTTGGTACGAAAGTTCCAGCAGATTTAACACCAGAACAATTCATGGTGAAGGCAGGTCTTGATTGGACTGTCGAAAAAGAAGATATCCTTACTAGAAGTGGTATCAAGGTAAAGAATAAACAAGCACTTGTTCGTTCAAGTGACGGTTCTATTCTTGACGTTGTAGGAACAGGATGGAATCCTGTGCAGAACTCAGAAGCATTCAACTTCTTTGAAGAGTATGTAAATGCTGGTGACATGGAAATGCACACCGCTGGTTCTCTTAAAGATGGTCAGATGGTTTGGGCTCTTGCAAAAACCAAAGACAGTTTTGAGTTGTTCAATGGTGACCAAACAGATAACTATTTTCTGTTCACCAATCCACATCAGTTTGGTAAGGCGATTAATATTCGTATGACACCAATTCGTGTGGTATGTAACAATACTCTTACTTTGTCTCTGTCACAAAATAGTGACCAGATGTTGACTGTTAATCACAGAAAAGCATTTGATGCTGCTGAAGTTAAAGAACAAATGGGTATCGCCCGTGAGAAACTTGACCAGTACAAAACTATGGCAGAGTTTCTTGGTTCAAAACCATACACTAGTGAGAATATCGTTCAGTACTTCAACGAAGTATTTGGTACGCCTGCGAAAGAAAAGGTAGACGGTGTTCTTCCTTTCACTTCACGAAATGCGAAACTCGCTATGGAGAACTTGCAGACACAGCCTGGTGCTAACTTTGCAGAAGGTTCTTTCTGGCAGGCATTCAATACTGTCACTTACATGACAGACCACCTTCAAGGTCGTGAGGGTGACTCACGAATGGTTTCTTCTTGGTACGGACGTAACCGTAAGGTGAAACTGAATGCACTCAATAAGGCACTTGAGTACGCAGAAGCTGCCTAAAAAAGAATTTGTGTGGGGGTTGAAATTTGGTTTTCAATCCCCATATAAATATAGGTGTAGATGCCATTGTGGGTCTACATTTATTAATCTTGCTTAATAAGGAGATATGAAATGACAAACTTAAGCACACTTAGAAACGCCCTTCAGGCGTTTGACTATAATCACATGACACCCTATGCTGTGGGCTTCGATAGAACATTCGACAGACTGTTCGATTATGTAACCCATCAGGCAGAATCAACAGGGTATCCACCTTATAACATCCAAAAGACAGAGGATTACAAGTTTGAAATCGAAATGGCACTTGCTGGTTTCGATAAGAAAGATATTGAAATCGAAGTCGCAGAGGGTGTTCTTACAGTGAAATCACTGAAGGATAAGGATACTGGTGCAACTGATGACTATACTCTTTATAAGGGTATCTCACAGAGAAACTTCACTAGAAAGTTTACTCTTGCTGATGACATCGTTGTAAAGGGTGCTGAACTCAAAAATGGTATGTTGACTATCAATCTAGAAAGAATCGTACCAGAAGAGAAAAAGCCCCAGTTGATTGAGGTCAAATAAATCCCTTGACATTTTAGGTTTTGTTTGATATGATGTGAATCATTAACAATAATATGGAGTAAATATGAGTAGACCAAAACTTAGTAAAAAGCAAAAGGTTCTTAATCTTTTGTCTAAAGGCGAAAACGTGACATGGAAAACCTTGAGAAAAAGGTTTGACCTTGTTTCACCAACTAAAATGATTGACACTCTAAAGAGTGAAGGTCACTGCATCTATACTAACAGCACTGCAAAAGGTGTTGCATATAGACTTGGTGCTCCTTCTAAGGAAATCATTGCTGCTGGTATTGCGTCTGTACTTGGTACAAAGTACGCATACTAAATGTCAAACCGTGAGGGGGTTCGCCCCCTCACACTTATTATAGGATGAATCTTGTGACAAAAATAAATTACAAATATTCAGAAGATAAAATTCTGGATGAACTAAAAGAGTACATTGATGGTACTTACAACGCACACTACTCACACAACAAATTTCAAGCAACAGAATTTATCATGGACAGTGGACATGGTGAAGGTTTCTGTATTGGGAATATTCTAAAGTATTCACAACGATATGGAAAAAAGGATGGCAAGAACAGAAAAGACTTGCTAAAAGTGATTCATTATGGTATAATGGCACTACACAATCACGATAACACGGAGAATAATTAAATGAAACTTAGTAATGATACGAAGGAAGTATTGAAGAACTATGCGACTATCAATGCGAACCTTCTTGTGAGTCCAGGCAATAAGATTGCAACAATGTCTCAAATGAAAAACATTGTATCAACTGCAACAGTGTCGGACACATTTGATACAGACTTTGCAATCTATGACTTGAATGAGTTCTTGTCTGCATTGTCTCTTTTTAATGACCCAGAACTTACGTTCAATGACCAGAGTGTTAGAATTGCACAGGGTAGTCAAGACTTGACCTATTTCTATTCTGACCCATCAGTGGTAACTACACCAAAGACAGAAATCAGTATGCCTTCTGTCGATGCATCCTTTACTTTGACAAAGGATACATTTAATCAAGTACTCAAGGCGGCTGCAGTTCTTGGTGTGCCTGATATGGTTCTTGATATCGGTAGCGATAGTATCATGGACTTGCGAGTGAGTGACCGTAAGAATGATACCTCAAACAGTTTCAGTATTGAGGTCGGTGCAGAAAGTCCAGCAAAAGGTAAGAAGTTCTACTTCAAAGTAGAAAATCTAAAACTCTTGTCTGGTGATTATGAAGTGGAAGTATCTCAAAAAGGTATTTCTCGTTTCAAGAACGTCAACAAGGATGTTGAATACTATATTGCACTAGAGACTGCTTAATATGAATGATATATTATGGGTAGAGAAGTATCGTCCTCAAACTATTCTGGACTGCATACTTCCAAATGAACTAAAAAGCACGTTTCAACAATTCGTAGAAAATGAAGAGATTCCAAATCTCTTACTTACTGGTACTGCTGGTGTTGGTAAGACTACCGTTGCAAAAGCAATGTTAGAAGAGATTGGTTGCACTTACATGATGATAAACGGTTCAGAAGAATCTGGTATCGACACTCTACGAACTAAAATCAAAAACTTTGCGTCTACCGTTTCGATGGATGGTAAACGTAAATACGTTATTCTGGATGAGGCAGATTATCTAAATCCACAATCCACACAACCAGCACTGCGTGGTTTCATTGAGGAGTTTAGTAGAAACTGTGGTTTCATTCTGACTTGTAATTTCAGAAATCGTATTATTGAACCGCTTCACAGTCGTTGTTCTACAGTTGAGTTTCGTATTCCAAACGAACAGAAACCTAAACTTGCGATGAACTTTATGAAACGTGTTCAAGACATTTTGGAGAAAGAAAATGTTACATACAATGAAAAAGTGGTGGCAGATGTTATCGGAAAGTTTTTTCCAGATTGGAGAAGATGTCTCAACGAACTACAAAGATACTCTGCAACAGGCTCTATTGATGCTGGAATCCTCGTCAATCTATCAGACACTAGTATCAAAGAGCTCGTGTCATTTATTAAAGATAAAGACTTCAAAAGTTGTAGAGAGTGGGTTGTTCATAATCTGGACAATGACCCTCATAGGATTTATCGTAGGATTTATGATACTTTATCTGGTAATGTACCTGACAGCGCTATTCCTCACTGTGTTCTCATACTTGGGGATTATTCTTATAAGTCTGCCTTTGTCGCTGACCAAGAAATTAATCTCTTGGCTTGCCTCACAGAGATGATGACATCGGTGCAGTTCAAATGAGTTATGAACTGAAGGAATATCTAAAGACTATCAATAAGACAAAAGAAAACCTCATGGAAGGGGAAGATGAAATGTGGGAAAAGAAGTATCCTGCTTTCGTCATTAACAAGTGTATCGCAACTACTGGTC